TCCGCTAAGAAGATTGATCATTGCCTTGTCACGCTTCGATAGACCGTCTGGGTCTAAAGGCTCAATACGCTCTGGGCGTCCAGCCTCGGCAACACGAGCAATTGTTCCACCAGCACTTGGATAGACTGTTCCGCCCTTTGCAAAGTTAACAGTCTTAATGAGCTCTACTTCTTTAATGTTCGGGCCGATTTTTACAGCGTTTGCAGCCTTAATGAGCATGTTAACGCCTTTTAGTATTAAGTTAATTCCGCCAATAATAAAGTTTACAATACCTTCAAGACCATTTTTTAGACCGTCCCACATTCCCTTTGCAAAATCAGTTATCTTGTTTTTGATTGCAGTAATGTAAGGGTAGATTTTGTCGGTAAAGAATGCAGTCACTTTGTCCCAGGCAGTTGATACACCGCCAGAGATAAAGTTCCATATCGCGCCGGCCTTGGTCTTTACAGATGTAACTATTTTATCAATGAATGGGTAGATCGTATCGTCCCAGAAAGCTTTAACTGTCTTCCACACTGCGCTAATTTTGTCATAAATCCAGTTCCAGACTGCAGACCCAACTTCAACAACCTTTCCAACTATCGCTGTAACGAATGGAAGGATTATATCGTTCCACCAGCCAGAAACAAGTGTCCATATTGCCTTAATCCCATCGTATAAGAAGTCCCAAACAATAAGACCAATACCAATGATAACTTCAATTATTGTTTTAAAGATTACAAAGATTGTTTCAAAGTAGGCGTACACAAGATCCCAGACAAACTTAATGGCGACAAACATCCAATCCCAAAGCTTAGCTCCAAAGTCAATAATCTTACCAAATAATTTAATAATAAAGTCAATTGCCGCGCCTATTGCATCCTTAATAGCGCCCCAGACCTTGTCAACTAACTCTCGGAAACCCTCGTTCTTCTTGTAAAGAATAACGAATATAGCAACAACAGCAACAATGGCAATCACAATGGCTGCCGCAACTGCAACGGTAGTGCCAAACACGGCTGCGATAATTTGAAATACAGTGACAACTACTCGTACAACTCCACCTAGCACCTTAAATATAGTTGTAATAACTCCAAAGGCTTTTAAGAAAATACCACCGACTACCAAAGCAATATTAGTGAAAATAATTGACATTAAGCCTAGGGCAAGAAGAACTCCAGTGATTGGAGCTAAGAATTTCATAATAGCAGCGACTGTGTCATTTTCAAGAATCTTAATTAGGATGTTAGCCGCGGTGGTGAGAGTCTTAAAGAACGTGTTATTAGTATTAGCGTCTGTAAAAAGATCTACAATTTTAATCAGCTTTGTTGTCAGTGTGCCAAGCGCAGGCGCGGCCTCGTTTGTCTTTGTTAAGATGCTCCCAAGTGACTCTGAGCCCTCGCCTAGATTTTTCCAAAACTTACCGATGTTTGGGTCAGCGCCAGCCTTAAGAATTTCTCCTCCATACTTACCAATGGCGCTTAATGCCTCGGTTGCATTTGTTGCAGCTGCCGCGAAATAGTCCTTAAGAGACTTTTGGCCTTCAACAGTCTTGCCAAATTCAGTGAACTTAGTAAGCGAGGTCTCAAAGTAGTCAAGTAGAATCTGCCCACCGGTGCCAGGTCCAACGTTTGCCTTAATGAGAGTGCCTATAGCGCCGAAGGCTGCCTTGAATACATCTCCAATTTCTTTAGCAACATTTCCAGCAGTTGTAAAGAAGTCCTCTAGCTTCTTTTGACCTTCTTCGGTATCAAGGAACGTCTCAAACTTTCCTGTAAGATCTTTTAGATATCCTAAGAATTTTTCAGTAACTGGCTGTGCTGCCTTAAGAACAGATAGGATGATGCCATAGACGTTTGAAATTACGTCTCCGATAAGACGAATGTTTGTTGCAGAGTTCTCAAAGAAAGTTGCAAGGTCTTTAAGATTTCCAGCGTCAACTATAGCTTTTGAAAGAGAGACAGCTGCATCCCCAAGCGCGTCGCCAACTTGGCCAACGCCTTTGTTGATTACACCAAATCCTTCGTTAGCGACTGTCTTAATGGCAGTTCCAAGTTTAGGTAGGAACGCATCAGACGCTGTTTTCTTAAGCTCTTTTATTTTTGGCTTTATAGATTCAAGAAGTCTAACAAAGTCTTTCTGAGATTCGTTTAATTCAGCAAGTGGATCAGTCCCACTGTCTGCTTTTTTTGCCTTCCTGAGAGCGTCATTAGCGCGCTTTATATCTTCTTCTGCATCTACTTGTGCGCGTGCCCCCTCTATAACTTCTTTAACTCTGTCTTTTTGAAGTTGCATAGACGCTTCATTGACCGCGTCTAATTTTTCTTGAGCTGCAATTACAGTGTCAGTGCCTTTAACGCCTGTCTTTGCAAGACGATCTTGTTCTATTGCAAGATCTGAGTTTCGGTCTTTTGCCTTACGGTACCCTAGCTCTGCCTCCGCATAGCCAAGCTCTGCTTCTTTACGAGCCTTAGAATTAGGTGGAAGATCTTGAACGCGCTGTAAAGTTTCACGCGCCTTCTCAAGTTCAAGTGCAGCTTTCTTTTCAGCAAGTGCCGCGTCCTCTGCGTCAAAGCCAAGTTGCTGAAGTTCTTCATTTCCTTTTTCTAGTGCTTTATTAAGGTCTTCTTGTGCGTCAGCAACATTCCTTGTTGCCTTCAGCATACTTTCTTCGAATTTCTCAGCTGCTTCTGAGTTTCGCTCTATGACGCGACTTAGAGCTTTGTACGCGTCTTCTACTCTTCTTTGCTCGTTCGTTGTATCTTTTGCAGCCTTTTTTTGCTGCTTACTTCGCGCCGCTAGAGCCTTTCCAACTCCGCCTAATGCAAGCTTGGCTACAACAGCTCCAATTGCAACAGAAGTAAAGGAAGATGCTAGGGCGATAACAGAAGGTATAGCGGCAGCAGCAGATGCGCCAATAGACACTAGCCCAGCTACAAGAGATCCTGCTGTACTTGCTAATATGCTAAGAGCTGATCCAACAGTTATAGCTTGCCTTTGTAAACTGGAAAAAGAATCACTTGCCTGCAGCGCGCTCTTTGAGAACTGAGGGCTAAACAAACTTTTTCCGCCACTAGAAAACGCCCTTGAAAATGAGCTACCAAATTCTTTTCCAGACTTTGATCCCGCTCTTCTTGCAGCGCCACTTAGCTTGTTTAGATCTCGTGATACAGCTCCTTCAAATCCCGCAGTTACGGGACGAATAACTATAAATGCCTCGCCGACTACAGCCACCGCTTTACCTCCTTTCTGTTTCTAATTTTTAACTGTTGGTTACCCCAGCGGAGCGTCAAGCACAGTGCCAAAAGGCTTTGATGAATTTTCATCTAGCTTTGTTGGCGCAGTGTATCCTTTTGGCTTTTGTGCTGGGTTGAATGGTTGAATCTCGTCTACTTGTTCAGGCTCATCAAAATCTCTCATACTAGAGGCGCTATAGCCACCTCTATTACTAGAAGAGTACTTGTAAGATCTGAGATACATGCTTTCATATATCTCAGTTCTCGACTTGTCACGAGCCTCTGCCTGTTCGTTAGAGGCGTAGCTGATGTCTTCTTCAAAGAAGTAGTGAAGAACGTCTAACATGTCACTTGAGTCCATGCTTGCAAGTTGCAGTCCATTCACTAGAGCTTTTCCATTCACATAAGGCCAGAGGTCAATTCCCCAGTCTAGGAGAGCTCTGGCTGCGCTTCCGGGCGTCCTGAGTACTCCTCAACAAGCCAACCGGTGATTTCTGCAAGTGTGTCGACTGACACGATCTTTTCTGGGTGCTCTAAGAGAGTCTCAAAGCGTACAAAACTTTCCTCAAGCAAGACCTGCTTAAAGAAGCGATTGATTAGCTCAGCGGCCTTTGCAGGATCTTCTGATCCAGCATCTGACACAAGATTAAGCATAAGCTTACCCTGCATCTTTGGCTTGCATGCGAATTCTTCGTCGTGAAGTTTGAATGATAACGGCGCTGCAATCGCGTCGTTTCCACTTCCAAAGTCCTTGAATCTAGTAGTCATTTTTCTCTTTCCTCATATGTCTTGAGACGGTTGTCTCTAGTTTATTTTATCAAATAAGAGCGAGTCTCAGGCTGTCTTTCAGGTAACGATTTGCACGAAAACCTGGATGAGACACCTGACGCGTATAGACTACTCTTCCTCCTGCAGTGAACCTAAGAGACTGAGCTCTGTTGGCTACTATTAAGTGTGGCGCTGCGCCTTCGTGATGTATTAGGGCGTAGTTTTTTTCTGAGCCAACTTCATACTGAAATCCTCCGCCACTGCGAGTATTTCTTCTTGTATGAATTGACTTCTTGAGAGCGCCGGTTCTAACACCTGCGCGTGCTTGAGCGGCACTTTGAACGATAAGTGCACGACGACGCATGTCACGATCAACAAGTCCATTAGGGCCTTGAAGCATGTACTTCATCGTTGGAAAAAATTTAACTGTTACATCTGCCATTATGGAATCGCCAATGTTAGCTGCATTGAGATAGTTTGAAAACCACCCTCTGCACTTGGCCCGTCTACTGTGGCAATAACGCCTAAGCCGTAGCCTCCGTCATCATTATTCCATACATCAAATACCTGCATTGACTCCATAAGAACGTATGCATCAACTGCCGCAATACGACTGCCTTCATTGATCTTTTCGGCTGAAGGAGGGCGACCATTTTGCCCTACAGTGGGAATTGCTCTTGCGATCTGCACACTTACAACTGCTGTGCGTGGAACGTTACAGCGCTGTGGCGTAGATGCTTGATCTCCAGGAGGGCCAAGGTACATCTGGATAAAACTAATTACGACCTGTTCACAGTCTACGATAGGTGTTCCCATAGTCCAGTATTGACGGTCAGGTAGAGGAACGTTGTAGGATGTGAATACAGCGACAACTTTTTCAAGAATTTTATCCATCATGTACGCAAGATTAAATGCGTCATCATGAACGTCGCTTACGTCATATAGGTTTGCCATTGCAGATTACTCAGAGTCTCCAGCT